GGCACATCTCTGGAAATTCACTCACAGTCATACTTAATGGCTTTTGTGGATTGTTGAACTTGCGTTGTTGCTTCTTCACTTTGTACCCCAACGTTCCTATTGGGCAGTTCAAGGACTGTGTGGCCTTGACCACCTATGGTGACGATAATGGTGGTACCGTGGCGGCTGGATATGAGAAATTTAACATCAAGTCCATTTCCGAGTTCCTGGCCACTTATGGTCAAACCTATACGATGCCCGACAAAGAGTCCGAGTTAGTTCCATATTTAGATCCGAGGAAGTTCGAGTTCCTGAAGAGGAAGAACGTGTACATTCCGGAGATAGATTGTAACGTTGGGGCTCTATTGGAAACTTCTGTGGCTAAATCACTGCATTGTTTCGTCAGGGATAAGAGTAGCCCACTTAGTGTGGAGCAGGCTTGCGCCCAGAACATCGACAACACTTGCTATGAGTGGTTCTTCCACGGGAAGGAGACCTATGAACGTAGACGGAAAGAGCTCCTCAAAGTAGCCGAGATAGCTGGCCTCAAGCACATGACGAACAGGCTGGACACGACTTTCGAGGAGTTTGTGGACAAATGGAAAGAGAGACATGAGCCTCAAGAAGGGGAAACCGAGGCTGATGTTCAGGCTAGGACGGCTGTTTTCAACGAAGAATGGCCAGAGCCAATCACCGACCCGGAATGTCAGTAAACTTCCGCCCCGCACCCCCGTGGGGTTCCTGTGTATAGTTGAAGAGGGGTGCGTGTACATGGATACCAATTTTGTATATGTTTATATGTTTCGTAAGTACATTAATTAGGCTTTGCACGTATCGGACACCCTTACGAGGGTACCGCTATTTAGTGGAGGCGTAGTCCACCAAGTAGAAACATTTGTCTTGGGTGTGTTGAGTCTTTCACCCATGACTATTCTTGACTTTCTAAACCTACTAAAATTAATCAATCACCTCGCAAGAGGAAACCTGTTAAACCAAAGAACAAGTCTCACGAGACTAGTTCGCCCAGGAGTGTGATGGATTTCCCACTCTCTGGGTTTTGCCCCAGATGTCACCATGAACATTGTATCTGTCCCGAGGAAGACCGTAAGTTGATTCCTCAATCTGGATTCGAGACCAAAGTAAACCCTGGAGGTTGTTCTATGTTGTCAACGGAGCAAAATATTCGTTTTCGTGACGCGGACATTGGTGAGTGTGTCGATGCTTCTGGACCTTTGGAAGCCACGCGCTCCCGCAATGGCACCGAGGCTGCAAGTTTTGAAGATTTCTTGTCCCGGCCCATTCGCATTTATGAGGCCACTTGGGAATTGGGAACTAGTATGAATGTTTCCTTTGACCCATGGACGAGATTCCTAACGGACAAACGTGTGTCTAATAGGATTTCGAACTTCTCCCTTATGAGTTTGAAGTTACATGTCAAATTTGTAGTTAATGGCAATAGCTTCTACTTTGGGAGGGCTATGGCTTCGTACTTACCTTGCTCTCCGTCTGATCAAACGAACGGGTTCGCCAATGAGCTCGGGGACCTTATATCGTTGTCCCAGTGCCCACGGATTTTCTTGAACCCAACCACTTCGTCCGGAGGAGTCCTGACTCTCCCATTCTTCTATAATTACGATTACCTGGATGTGACGACTGCCGCAGCCGCTTATCTAGGCACCATTAGGATGAGGGACATAGCTCCTTTGAATCACACCGCAGGTGGAACCGACCCTCTGACCATAACAGTCTTTGCTTGGGCCACTGATGTGCAGTTGGCAGTGCCGACATCGCACAATGCCAATGGCATCGTAGCCCAGTCCGGTATGGAGTCCGACAAAGTTAACCCAGGTTTGATATCTGGCCCTGCCTCAGCCATCGCCATGGCTGCAGGCTCCTTGTCTAAGCTCCCGGTCATAGGACCATACGCGACCGCCACAGGTCAAGTAGCTAGTGCAGTTGGAAGTGTTGCCAAACAGTTCGGCTTTTCGAGGCCCGCTACTGGTACAGTACCAAATCACATCCAACCTAGCTATGCGGGGAACCTAGCCAACGGCACGGTTCCTGAGAATGTGTTCAAACTATCCGTTGACGACAAACAAGAGACCACGATCGATCCTAGAGTCGTTGGTCTTGAACCCGGAGATACGTTGAGTATAGCCAACATAGTGTCTAGAGAGAGTTGGTATGCCCAGTTCCCCATTGAGACGAGTGACGCACCTGACACATTGTTGTGGAACACTAGAGTGGACCCATGTCAGTTTGCCGAGACGTCCGATGGTGGGCTTACCCTCACTGCCACTGCAATGGCCAGTTTACCCTTCAACCGATGGACTGGGACTTTGAATTTTAGGTTCCAAATCTGTTGTTCATCTCACCACAAGGGCCGTATAAGGTTTGTCTACGAACCCAAACGGTTCTCCACCACATTCGTTGCTGATGGCGAATTTAATGTCAATAAGCAAGAGATAGTGGACATTGGTGAGACGACCGATGTGACCATATCCGTCGGGAATGGGAACACCTTGACTTATCTCCCACACAACTACCCAGGAATTGTCAGTTCTTCAGACATGCACAGCCAATCGGTGTTGATAACCACCGGTGCGCCAGGTAATGGCGTTCTTGGGGTGTTCGTGGTTAATCCACTGACTACCTCAACCGGCAGTCCCAGCACAGTCTGGGTCAATGTGTACATTTCAGCTGGTCCTGACTTCAAAGTGATCGAACCCAATGATTCTTTCGGTCTTTACACCTTCAAACCCCAAAGCGGCTATGAGCCACAGTCTGGGGAAGAATGTGTTTTGGCCGGGGATGATCCAGCATATGGAGAACATTCGGAGAAAGACAACATCCAGAGC